CGGCAGGCCTAAAACGCAGGAGCATAACGATGAAAGTAAAAGCTTACGTTCCAACCCTGGAGTACACGCGGTATCTCCCTGAGTACAACTACGTCTATGCCAGTCCAGAGCGCGCCCTCCGTGCAGGGGAAATCCTCTGGACGCGCGGCGCCCGTTACTTGGTAGTAGTAGAGGCTGACATACCAGACCACTTCGGCAAGTGCTTTGCGGAATACGGGCATGCCCCCTGCCGCCGGGAGTCTCTCCGGGTCATCAAGGTACGGGCAGCCCGTCCGTAGCCCCCCCGTCAAGGGGAAGGTTCCGAAAAAAAATCGGAACTTTCCCCTTGACATATCGTTTAGGAAGGTGTAAAAACAAAAACAACCAAGGGCGGCGGCCCTAAAACGCAGGAGACAGACAATGAGAAACAATATCCCGATGGCGACTGAAAAACAGGTTTCTTACGCTCTCTATCTGATGCGGAAAGCCGGATACAGCACCGACTGGATGCGCTCGGAGCACAAAGCCTTGGGCGCGTCCATGAGAGAGCGGTCAGGCAAGGTCGTGGACTGGCTCGCGTCTATGGACAGGCAGCGGATTTCAGCCCTCATTGACGAGCTGAAGTCTCGTGTGGAGTAGCTTCCCACGGCGCGTCCGGTATATCCTGCCGGGCGCGCCTTAGAAAAAAAAAGTTTGAACTTTCCTATTGACACCCGCGTATAAGCGGGTGTAAGATCGAAACAAACAATCAATCAATGGCCGGCGGGCCTAAAACGCAGGAGACAGCCATGGCCAGGTTACAAATGGTTTTTTGCGGGTGTTATAGTGATAGCTTCCGGTTCGAGCTGTTCCCAGCCGAAATACACGGGATAGATGGACATGCCGATTTCGAGGGCACAATGACTCTCGACACGCTGAAGTTAGTGCAAGGGGACCGTCACAACTTCCGCTTCGTCCATGCGGTTTGCGTCTCGAAGGTCGAGATGCATTACTTCCGCGACGGGGAGTACTTTTCTGTTCTCGCCCACCCCGACGCGGTGCGTTGGATTCTCTTCTTCCCTGCCGTTCGGTGGGGGGACGAGTACTTCCCTGAGACGGACACCATTGACCCGTCTGGCAGCGACGTGTTTTTCTCCTTCCGCAGCGCCATCAGCAGTGCCACCGACGGGAAGCCTATCCGGGTCGTCCCGTACCTGGAGAAGCTGCATCTGTTGTCTCCGCAACCCGGAGACGAGTTGGCGCTGGTTCGGATTAAAAATCCGCGCCAGAGTTGGCGCAAAAGGGGGTATTCTGTTCTTATCCCCCCCAAGTCCGTACTTGAGGTGGAGACCGTCTCCGGCTCGGAGGTGTACGTGCCGGATGGAAGATCGCCGTGGGGCAACGGTGTCCGTCTTAGGTCAATAATCTAGGGCGGACAGAAAAAAATCGGAACTTTTTACTTGACGCCCACGTATATGTGGGTGTAAGATAGAAGTAAGCAATGGCCGGCGGGCCTAAAACGCAGGAGACAGGCAATGAAGAAGATTGAAATTCCCGCCAAAGAAGTCCCCGCCCAGTTTGGGCGGTATCAAATCCACGTCCTAGTCAATGGTCACATTCCCGGCGTTCTGTCCGGCGCAGAATTGCGGGGGCGGTCGCGAGAGTACGGCGACCGCTATGCGGCGGCTCGCCGCAAGGTAGCCCAGTTCGCTTTCCAGTACGGAGTGCGCGCTGCCCTTGTATCTTCCCTCCCGGGGCGCCCCCGGGTCTGGGTAGATGAAAACGGCCAGCGCGTAAAGATCGTGCTGGTCTAGCCTTATCCCGGCGCGTCAGGCACTCGTCTGGCGCGCCTTACCAAAAAGGAGAACGAAAAATGACGGAACTAATCAACCTCACGCCGCATCCGATTACGATTCAGCCGACCGGCGCGCCGCCGGTTACCATTCCGGTGTCCGGGCGCATTGCCCGGCTGGACTCAACGCAGACGACGGACGACGGTATCGCTGGTGTTCCCGTCGTTACCACCCGGTTCGGACAGGTTATTGGCTTGCCTGACCCCGAGCCGGGCAAGGTTTACATTGTGTCTTCCTTGGTAGCGCAGCACGTCCGTCGCCCGGACGTTGTTGCCCCGGATACCGGCCCGACGGCTATCCGACAGGATGGACAGATTGTTGCAGTCACCCGGCTGCAACGGTTTGTCTGATAACACCCGCGCTACGCCTTCGGGCGTAGCGCTTTGCCAAAAGAAAGGAGAAGAGAAAAATGTCGGAATTAGTTGACTTTATTATTTGGACAAGCAGCAACTCACCCTACGCGCCCGTTACGCGGGTGCGAGCGCCGGAAGACACCATCCTTCCAGCGGTCGGCGTCTGGCGGCAAGTAAAAGCCGCCGGCGAGACAATCCTTACCTTTGATCCCACGCAGTCAGCCGACGGCTGGCTGGCGTGGGCAATCAAAGGCTGCCTGCGCCGTGCCAACCCAGAAGACGGCTTGAAAGCCGTCTACGAGATGAACGGCAATCACTACGACATCTGGGTTGGTTACGTCCGCCCAGGAGCGGCGGCTTCATTTGGCGTCGGGTATAAACGACGCCAGCGGTTCAACGTCAAGTTCCTTGGACCCGGCGAGGCGTGCGATGCGCACGCCGATGACTTTGCTACGCCAGAGCTGCTTCTGCCGTAGCGTAAACAAAACCTGCGCCACGCCTTCTTGGTGTGGCGCTTTTTGCCGAAAAGAAAGGAGAAAACTATGGAACTCTCGCATCAAGGTTTCATAGCCACTTGGGAGCGTCACTTTAGACGTCCTGTTCACCCGCTTGCCGAAGCCCTGCTTGCGGCAAGCAAGCGACCCGTCTGGCTGAAGAACTATGACAGTGAAGAAGTTGCGTGGCGGTACGACGGGAACGTCTCGTTTACGATTGCGTTCTTCTTACCTCACGGTGCGGACGAGTGGCAGATTCAGCTACCGTCCGACTTTTTCGTATGGGCGCCTGGCTTCCCGCCGTCGCGGCTATGGATGCACGACGGTAAATTGCCGGGCACGAATTTTGCGTCCGAGTACGCCAAGTGGACACGGCATCCGCGCCCGGACTTATTTTGCGTGTTGGATGTCACTTTGAACGTCGATGGAGTCCGACTTGACGCTTTTTTCGGAGGTGAGCCATGCAACTAGCTATTAGGGCTGACGTTTTCCACCGCGCGCTGAAATCCACCGCATTTGCCACGTCACGGGATTTCGACCCGCGTCGCCCGGCGTTTTCAGGCGTCCTGCTGGACGTGTCTCCATCGAAGTTTCGCACTGTTGCCACCGACGGCTATCGCTTGGCTTACTTCGAGTCGAGCGACGGATACGATTGCCGGGAACCGATGAGCGCCATTTTGAGTGCAAGGGAGCTTGTCAAGTTGAAGCTTCCCCGTGTTTCAAGTGCCGTTATCAAGATTACCGCCAACGATACCGAGGCGGTCATCCAGCACGAAAAGGCAGGTTTTCCCGTGCCTGTTATTCAGGCGCGTTATCCGTACTACTTTTACGTTTTCCCGCCGATAGAGGGGTCGGTTGCCCTACGTTGCGAAAAAGCGGAATTCGTCAAGGCGCTGATAGCTGCTAGGCGGGAAACTACGCGCAAAAACCGGAGTATTTTCTTTTGGGTTCGCCCCGGCTTTATAGCCGTGGCAGCCGAAAATGCAAATACCATTTCGCCGGTCAGAATCGAAGCGCGTTCTGACTACTCAATGGACGGCATCGCTGACTGCAAGTATTTGCTTGATGCCGCCCAAGCACTTCCGACGGGGGATGTTCAGATTCGGATTGTTCCTCCTTATGAAAGGCGTCTCATTTCCAACGCCATAGAATTGTCCCCGGTTGTACAATCACCCTTTACCATCCGCCAGCTAGTGATGCCCTGCTGGCGTTCCTCTATTCCACCTCTGCCGGGGGTTGACTCCTAACCGTTCTCTAACTTATTCGCACGTTGCCCAGCCTGGCTCCCACCGGGCTGGGCTTTTCACTGTCTGGCGTTTTCATTGTCTGGCGTTAGGTACAACTTTGCTTCCGCCGCGCGCCGACGCACCAGCCCCGGCAAAACCTTGCCGCCCGCCTTGCGCCAGTTGGCAAAGGCTTTGGCAGCTTCCGCCGTTTTTCCTGCCTTGTGGAAAGCCAAGACTTTCGATCTGCGAAACGCGCCGAGACCGATATTGAACGCCAAGCTGACCATTGCCGAAAACTGATTGCTTGTCGTTGGTGCGCCACCAAGCGCGTCCAATACGCCCTTCTCGAACGCACGCAGGTCTTCGCGCAATAGCCGTTCAGCTTCAGCTTCCGTGATAACCTGTCCGCGCTTCGCCGTCTTGGTGTGACCGTAGCCGATTGTCCAGACACCAGCCGGACAGCGATACGCACGCAGACGTAAGCCCTCGAATTCCTTGATCAGCTTCAGCCCAGCTTCGTTTATCCGCACGGCGCGTTCCTTGCAAAAGTTGACCCAGCAGTAGTTAGCAATCCCTTCTAGGTCTAGGCAGTTAGTCTCTTGCTACTGCCGAGTCTGTCAATATCCTAGCACGGCGCGTAAAGCTTCTTCTACGCTTCTCACCACGTGAACAGCGCCAGACTCCGTAAGCGCCGATTGCTTCGCTGTGAGGTTTCCGCTCGGCGATTTCACTTCCAGTGCTGTCCACTTGCCGGCGTGCCAAACAAACAGGTCAGGCGTTCCCGGCGTATTCGCCGTGTGCCGCCGATTACTGGTGACGCACACCAAGCAACCAGCCTTGCGCAATGCGTCAACGATTTGACGTTGGGTTTCTCGTTCGGTCATATTCCTCATTCTTCTTCAGGCGGCGGCGGCTCTTCAGGGTCTGGCGCAGGTGACGGCTCTGCGCCAATCGTCGTGGAAGCAATTGAAAACTTGTCTTCAACCGCCTCAACAATCACCACACCGTCAGTCGGAGAACCAAGCCGAATTGACGTGACGCGAAAAATTGCGTCCACGTCGTACCCAGCCCAAACGAATCGAAACACACTCCCCGGACGCAAATTTGCCGCCTTCCGTGTTGCCGTCACACGTAACCGGCGCAACGGATACGAGTATCCTAACGCTTCACGCTCGGCAATGCGTTGCGCAACGCCGGGATCCCGCACCATCGGGAAGTCCAACTCCACTGCTGAAGAATACCCCTGAATCGCTCGCACCGCCGGATTGCGAAAGGTGGCTACAGACTCTTTATATTGCTTGGTGCGGTCGGCAAATTTGATGCGCACCACGTCACGCAAGACACCGCTTACGTCTGTGCCAAATTCTTGGACTTCAATAATGTTTGTTTCGTTCAGAATTGGCAGGTTTGCTGGATCGTAGTCGTTCCTAATCAGCTTCATCGTCCACTTGCCGTTTGTTGGCTCGCGATATAGCACCGCGTCAACGTGGCGCAAAATCATATCGGCAAAGCGCGGGAACTGCATTGACTCCTGCAGGATGTATGACGCGCCTAATCCCTCAGCCGCTACCTGGTTGGCAGCCGATTGGAATGAAGCATCATCAATTCCCTCAAAGGCGTCTACTGGATCAACGCCGCACCCCCAGACGTTATTTGTTAGTGCTTCGTACAGCATCCAGATAGGATTGGCGTCACCGCCGATTGCGCCCCCTGACGGCACGTCTGGAAAACGCTCTAATTCGAATTCTACCTTCGGCAAGTTCGGTGAATTGCCAATAAACCCCTTCCAGTTGCTGTTTGGTGTCCACGTTGCTGGGCCGCGTGACACCAGATAAGCGACGCGCCGATGATCGGGATAATCTGGCACCCGTGACGCTAGATAAGGGTCTGCACCAACCGTACCGTTGCCTTGGTAGTATTTCAAATCCCAGACGATACCACCCCCAGCTTGACCAAACAGGTTTGGCAGATTAAGAAAAAGTTCCTGCCCGTGCGTTAGAGCACCCGTCCAAATAACCTTCTCGTTGACGATGATGGACTTCAGCACTGGCGCGCCATGCGATAATGCCCAAGCGATTCCAACGAAGTAGCGCCAGATGTTGTTTCGACGCACTTCGCGCTGATCGCCCCACCAAATGATGTTCGGCGCGCGCTGAAGGTCTGTACCCCACACGACCGGAATTGACCGTCCTTCTGTCGCCGTTGGAATATCCCAGTCCTTGATTTTCCGCTTTGAAAAAAAGCGGCTCCATTGAAGTATTGGTACGGTTGTACGACGCACGGGAGAGCAGCCATTTTCCGCTTTGAAAAAAAGCGGCTCCATTGAAGCCAGTCTCCACA